ACAATCAGACGGAAGGCTGGCACCGCACCATGCCGGTGGGCATCGAGACTATCGTCACGGTGCTGGTGCCTGCGGTCTTCCTGCGGATGCTGTCGGTCGCCCCTGCCGTCGTGCCGGGGTCAGCGCCGGTTACGGCCCCGCCGACCACGATCCGGCTGGTCGCCAACGCGCCTGCCGTTTCGCAGGCCACAATAGTAGCCGTCCCCACGTCCCGCCTGACGCTCAACGCCGTCGCTCCCGCACGAACCACCACGCGGACGCTCACGGTGCCAGCGGTGGCGGTGCGCGATATTGCGGTCGCGCCGACCGTGGTGCCGGGAACGCGGACGCTGACGCCGCAAATTGGGGTGCTGCGGTTGCTTGCGGTTGCGCCCCAAGTACAGAACTTTATCCTTGTGCCAGCCGCAACCCTGCGGTTGCTGGCCGTTGCGCCCAGCGTCACAGGCGGGGGCGGTGGGGGCGGTGGCACGGTCACGCTTCGGAAATCAGGAGACTGAGATGGCGAGCATCGAACAGAAGGCGTGGGAGCCGACGCAGTGGAGCGTGGTTGATACGCAGACCAACGCCACGGCCACGGCCACCCGGGCAGGCGCAACGAACCGGCAGCACTTCGTGACCGGCGTGTCGATCAGCTTTAGCGCGGCTCCGGCTGCCGCCGTGGTGGTTGAAGTCCGTGACGGCGCGACGGTGCTGGAACGCTACCAGATCCCTGCGGCCAACACCGCGCCGATCATCACGAACTTCGTGCCGCCCATCGCCATCACCACCGGCAACGCCGCGACGGTGACGGTCGGGGCGGCTGGGGCCAGTGTGGTCGCCTCGGTGGCGATCCGGGGCAAGACGTACCTGATGAATTGATGGACGCCACCCCGCTCGTCTCGCTGCTGACCCACAGCCTCTGGGCTGGGGTGGCGCTCTATACCGTGCGTGAGGCCGTCCGTTTGGGGCGAGCCGTGTGGGTGAAGGGACCGGACGCACCAGTCGTCGCGGCGGTCTCGAACGCGGATGTGCCAGACGACTTGGTGGCGGTGGCGATGCAGGAAAACGAGCCGTGGGCGCAGGAAGAACTCATGCGTGTCATCCGTGAGCGGTACGACACCTATCATGACTGGAACAGGGTCCGCGCCTCGATGGGCGTGGGACGGAGAGATGACGCATGACGATGCCCTTTGGCGCTGACGAAGATCCGGCCTTCACGGGCGCGGTGCTGGAAGACGAGATGGCCCGCCTGCTCGAAGGGCTGTCCAATAACCCGATGTCCCCCAACGAACAGGTCGCCCCGAATCCGCCAGAGGACACGGGCGAGCCGCCGCTGGAACGCCAGCAGGCGTTGATCCGGGCGCTGTATGGCTCGGACTGCCCGCTGGCTGACGATGGCGAACCGACCGCACAGGCGTGGGCGTCATGGGTGTCGTCGCTCTGGGATTCGCGCCGGGAAGCGGTGCAGATGCATTTGCACTTGGTCGAGCGCAACCGTCTGTTCCGTGCAGGCCAGCAGTGGATTTCGGCGCAGGGGTTGGGGCCGTGGCGTGAGCCGTCCCGTCCTCGGGATGCGGCCCGCGTGGTCTACAACATGACGGACAAGGCGCTGGATCAGCGGCTCCAGATCATGATGGACCAGAAGCCGGGGTTTGCCGTCACGCCGACGACCAACGACCCGGACGACAAGCGCAAGGCGCAGGCGCAGCAGTTGGCGCTGGAGTACCAGTACGAGCAGCTCCAGATGATCCGCATTGCCCGCGAAGCCGCGTTCTGGTCGCAGACCGATGGCGTCTCGTTCTGGCACTTGTACTGGGACTCGGATCGTGGTCCGTGGGATGAGCGGTTGGGTGAGCGCCCCGGCCAGAAGAAGCCGCTCGGCGACATCGGCTGTCAAACGCTGCGCGTCGAACAGGTGCGCGTGTCGCCCAACGCCACGGCCAGTCAAAAGCCGAATTGGGTCGTCATCCGGGAGGTGATCTCCCGTCAGGAAGCCGCGTACCGCTACGGCGTGTCGGGGCTGGATGCCGCCGACATGTCGCTGACCACGGGCAACAGTCCGACCTATTCCGGCGCGGAAGGCATTGGCGCATGGGTGCTGACGCAGACGACGATTGGCGAAGGGCAGCGCCTCCGCAATGAGGATGTGACCGAGCGGTTCACGGTCTACCTCGCCCCCCACGCCGATGTGCTGCCGGAAGGCTTGCAGATGGTCGTGGTGGGGAACGAAGTGGTGTTTGGCCCTGCCCCATTGCTTTGGGGTGTGATCCCCGTGGTGGATGTGCGGGATGGGTCCAGTGACCCGTCGTACTACCCCCGCCCGATCATGGAGCAGTGGATCGACCACCAGATGCGCGTCAATGCGCTGCTGTCCAAGTGGGTCGAGAACATCCGCGTCAACGCGGGTGGCCGCTTCCTGACGCGCCCCAACGCGATTGCCACCGAGACGTTCATGGGCGGCGTGACCTCCATGATCGAAGTCCGTGGCGCAGGCAGCATGGGCGAGTCCATCCAGCCGGTGCAGGGGTTTAGCGTCGGCGCGGATGTGAAGGAAGCGTTGGCGCTGGAACGGCAGGCGTTCGAGAACGCGAGCGGCTGGAACCAGATCAGCCGTGGCCAGACCACGGGCGAATCGGGTCGGGCTATCATTGCCACCCGTGAGCAGTTGGAGCGCGTCTTCTCGCCGGTCATTGCCGCGATGGCGATGGCGTTTACGGACTGGGCCAAGGTGACGCTGGCTGGGATGGCGTGGGGCTACGATGTCCCCCGCTCGCTTGGCGCAGTCGGCAAGGGCCGTCCTGATCTCGCCCGCGCCATCAGTGCCAGCGACTTTGACGGGCAGAGCGATGTCCGCGTCGAACCGGCGTCCATGATGCCGATGCCGATGGCGTTCCGCCTGTACTTGCTGGACAACTGGCTCCAGACCGGCGTCATCGACCTCAAGGAATACCGCCGTCGCCAGATGTTTGCGATGGCAAAGGATATCCAGTCTCCGGACGAGGATCAGGAAGCCCGTGCCAAGCGCGTGGCCGATGCGATCCGCATGGGCACCCCCGTGCCGGAAGTCCGGTGGCAGGACAACGAAGCGATCCATCAGGACGTGCTGGAGCGGGAGATCCTGCTTCAGGATGACCTCGACCCACAGATTATCGCGATGGCCCAAGAACGGTGGACCGCCTTGGCCAATCAAGCGATGCAGAAGCAGGGCGGGATGCCTCCGGGCGCTCCGCCTGCGCCGGGGGCTGGCCCCCAAAGCGGACCCGCCGCAGCCAGTGTGCCATCCATGCCACCGAGTCAGCTACCGCTCGCCGCCAGTAACCCCCCGATTGGAGTCGCCCCGCTGATGCAACAGGCATTGGCTGGCGTCCCTGACGAGGAGGCTGCCGCACGGCAGGCCGATATACTGTCTCGCCAGCAATAAGGAGTTGTGATGCCTGCTCCCGTTGTCGATATCTCGGACGCCATCAATGACGCCGTCTCAGCCGCCATGCCTGCGCCCGAGGTGTCACCCCCTGAGCCGACCCCTGAGGCCCCTGTCGCTGAAGAGCCGGATGCGCCAGAGGAAGTCGCTGATGCGCCAGTGGCGGATGAGGCAGAAGCGCCCGTAGACGAGACGGCTGACGACGAAGCCCCGTCTGAGGTGGTGTTGCCTGACGGCTTTGTCGCCGTGCCGTCCGTCAGCGAAGGACTGGCGACCGAGTTCACCCTGCGCGACGAGCATGGGGAAGTCGAAGTCCCGGCGCTGATCGTCGAGTACAAGGCCAACGGCAAGGTCCGGCAGGACCGGTTGGATCAGGTCGTCAAGCTGGCGCAGTGGGGCGTCTACAATCAAGAGCGCGAGCAGAAGCTCCAGACGGAAGTGCAGCAGCAGATCACGCAGTACGAGCAGGCGTTGGCCGAGCGCGAAGCGCAGATGGAACGCCTCTTGTCAGACGAAGAGTACCGCGAGCGGGTGTACGAAGCCTACCTCGCGGAAACCTCACCCGAACGTCGGGCTGAACGCGCCGAGCAAGAGATTGCGAACTTGCGTGTGCAGCACGAAATGCAGACTATTAGTCAGAGTGGCGAGCGGTTCTATGACAACGAAGTCGTGCCAGCCATCCGCATGATTACGGATGCACTGCCCACGGTCTCCGTTGAGGAACTGGAAGCCAAAATCGAGATGGCCTTACAGGCGCACGCGGAAGTGGCCCCGAATGGGGTCCCCTATGTCTCCCCGTCACGCTATGACGCCATCCGCAAGTACATCGTCGAGGATCTCGCGTTGTGGGCGCAAGCGGCCCATGTCCGGCGATCTCAGCCAGTGCAGGCCGCGAAGGCCAACGCTGAACTGGAACGGGCACAGGTCGAAGCGCAGAAGGCCAAGCGCATGGTCGGGCAGAAGTTGAAGCCGGTCGGTTCGACGGTGACGACGCAAGACCGACCGAAAGCGGCTGCCAAACCGGCGACCGTCGATGATGCCGTGGATAGCGCGTTAAGCTCAATCCTTTCGTCCATCCGTACCTAACATTTCGAGGCCAACATGCCCGCTCCAACAATCATTACCGACAGCGAACTGACGGGGCTGCTGAAGAACGTCTACAGCCAGTTCCGTGAGAAGGTCCAGAATCTCGTCACCCCCCTCCTTGCCCAGCTCGACAAGGGCCGTGCCGGTGGCCCGCGCAACATGCGCTGGGGTGGCAACGATGTGTTCTTTGACGTGGTCGTCGGACGCCCGTCTGGCGCAACGTTCTCGCAGCTTGGCTACTTCCCGCCCGACACGACTGCACAGGAAGTGCAGGGTCGCGCTGCGGTCGTTCGTGCGTACACGACCCGTCAGGTAGACGGCCTCGCGTTTGTCGGCACCCAGAGCAAGGACGCGGCCTTTACGACCATCGCTAAGAAGACGATGGAGGAAATCAAGGAAGCGTCTACGATCCTGATGCAGCAGGCGCTCCACAACAAGCCGGACGGCGTGGTCGCCCTGTCCAGCGGCGTGATGGCCAACGCCAACACGCTGGTCGCCATCTCGCCCTACGGCATTGCCGGAGCGGGTCAGGGCAACCTGCTCCTCTCGGTTGGCGACTTTATCGCGGTGCTGGACACGTCAGCGGCGAACGCCGTGCTGGGTCGTGCGAAGATTTCCAGCATTGCCGTGAGCGGTGATACCGCTACGCTGACGCTGGCTGGCGCGGGCATTACCGGCTTTGCGACGGTGGCGGCGAGCGACAAGATCGTGAAGGCGACCGAGTCGGATACCTCGTTTACGTTTGCGATGAACGGGCTGGTCAACATCACGAACCGCAGCAACAGCTACACCTCGCTGCACGGCATTGATGCGGCCACCTATTCGATCTGGGATGCCACGCGCATGGTGGCGGGCACGGATACGCCGGATGTGAACCAGCCGACTGAGTCGGACATCTGGGATCTGATCCAGCGCATCGCGGGCCGTAGCGGCAAGGACGCGATGACCCGTCCGAAGGACTTCCTGATGCTCACGACTCCGGGCGTGGCCAAGAAGCTCATGGAGTCGATGGTCGGCCAGCGCCGCTTCACGGCGGGCGAGTTTGCCACCACGATCAAGGGCGGTTACAAGGCCATTGAAGTGTGCGGCATTCCGTGCGTGACGGACTACTACGTTCCGGCTGGCACGATCTATCTCCTCCATATCCCCTCGCTCGCGTGGGTGGATGCGAAGGACTGGGGCTTCGTGGAGTTCGAGGGCGCGGGTCCGTGGCGTTGGTTGCAGGGCCGCGATGCGTTCGAGACGACCTACGGCTGGTACGGCAACCTCGCCTGCCTCGCTCGTAACGCGCATGGTTCGATCATCAACTACACCGACACGGTGCGTTACTCGCACATCTGATAACGTGATGGGGGTGGCTAATGACAGCCATCCCCACACACGTTTCCTCTGAACGGAGACTCGCATGAGCGTAGGCAACATTTTTGCGCCAACGCCGGGACGGTTTGGGACGCTACCCAACCTGATGGTTGGTCGCTGTGATGCGGCGATTGGCAACACCACCACGACGATCTACAACTTCGGGAGCCATCCGGCTGTGTGCCAGATCAATCGGGCCGTCGTGTCAGCGGCCACGGTTCCGGCATCCACCAGCGGGACGATCCTCGGCGTGTTGCAGAAGTACGATGCGTCGGAAAACACGGCGGTGCCGTTGACGGGCAACGTCGATCTGGAGGCGCTGACGGCGCATGAAGGCACGGCGGTCGCCCTGCTTTCTACGCTGACGGACGCGCAGAAGACGCTGGACGCGGGCGACACGGTGCGCTTTGCCGTGACGACCAACAACACCGTGACGACGGCAGCCGTCGATCTCATGGTGAACGTCGAGCTGCTGGTGCAGGCGTGAGCGGGGTTACCCTGCTCAATGCGTTAGGTCGTCCTGAGCCGTCGCCGGAAGTGTCGCGGCGGCTCACGGCGATCCACTCGGGACTCTCGTTGCGCTGGATGGCAGGCAACGGCGAACACTGGGCTATCTGCATGACATGGCCGTCCGAAGACGCCCGCTGGCGATATGTGCAGCAGGGGCTGACGCACCCGAGTGACACCTTTGACATCATCGGCTACCTCCCGATGAGCTGCGGCCCGGACGAAGCGGCCCCGTATCTGGAGCGCACGTTCCGCACGTTCCCCCGCGAAGACATCCAGCGGATGTCGGACGCGATGGAGAACTGGAATACTGGCAATATTCAGCAGGCGCTGGATTCCGCCATTGGCGAGGTGCTGGATCGGTCGGACCCGTCCAGTGTCATGGATGCGCCTCGCAAGCGTGGGCGTCCTCGTAAGGTCAGCTAACGTGCGTCTTTCGTCTTTAGCGTAGGAGCGGGTATGCCCAGCGTCAGTGTCGCCAATTTGATTGAACAGACCCGCGAGTACATGGACGCGGTCGGCTCGACCCGCTGGTCTGACACGGCGATCCGTACCGCGCTGTCGCAGTCCTACGACGAAGAGTGGTCGAACATCCTCAACGCCGCCCCGTATTACACGTTTCAGCAGTTGAGCGTGACGACGGACGCCAACGGGCAGATCCCGTTCTCGGCGCTGAATACGGGCGGCGGTGACAGCCAGCAGAACTTCTATCGCATCCTGTCGGTCAGTGACGGCAACGTCCTGTACGACGAGACGCAGTTCCAGTACGTCCCGCTGGCCACGACGACGAACTACCTGCCGACGTACCCGCGCATGTACTACCTCGTCGGGGAGGCGGTGCAGATCCTGCCGGTCGGCGCAGGCGTCAGCCTGTACATCGCGGTCAATTACAAGCCCACCTCGCTGAACGATCTGTCGTCCACGGCGGCGACAATCACGTTCCCGCAGAACAGCGAGTCGATCATCGTCTCCACGGCCGCCGCCAAGCTGCTGCTCAAGGGTGGCGCGGAAGTCGGCGCGGCGAACAACTTCCGCTCGCTGGCCAACGAAGAGCGCCAGTCGCTGCTGGACGATCTCCGTCGCCGCACGATCAACCCGACGCGGATGGCGTACCCCGACCAGAAGTATGACTGGAGCGGCGGCTGATGGCGGAGCGGCTCCAAGACCAGCAGCCCAAGATGGACGGTGGGCTGAATGATGTCTCGGACGACATCGCGCTCCTGCCCAACCAGTTGCGTCGAGCGATTAACGCCCGATTGACGGATTACGGCGCAGCCACCAAGCGTGGTGGGACTCGGCGGGTCTCGACCGCCGTCGCGTCTGCCAACCCAGTCACCAACGGGTTTACGTGGACGAAGGACACCGGCTCGCCCGAGATCATGG